ATAATATAAATTTATTTAGCAAGTCTATAGTTTGCCTTCGCTACTACCGGGAAGTGGAGTATTCAAACTAGCAGCGGCACTTGCAGCATCGGCGGCAGCAGCACCAGCATCGACAGTCTGATCATTGACGAATGGATCCTGCTGAATCGGTTCGCCAGTGATTGGATCAATCGTGCTGGGATCTGGGATTACGCCGTCATCAATCTCCTTCTTGATCTTCTCATCTTGCTCTTCCATTTCACCATCAGTCTGACGGAGAATCTTGGTGCGGATATACTCTTGAGAGTAATACTTACCAATGTAAGGTTCTGCCTGAGCAAGTAGATTGAGACGCTCTTGTAGGAGTTCAGTCTCTTTCAACTCAGCGAAGTGGTTGTCATATAGGAAGTCATACTGGATATTATCCTTAATTGCTTCCCAGTCATCAGGAGTGATGACATTCTTGAGGATGAGTTGAGTTTTGAGGAGGTCGCTGAATAGAGCAGCGAACCTCTTACGGAGACGGGCAACGAACTTGGAGAACTTAACTTCGTCTCTTAGAATCTCAGAAGAACGACCCATATTGAATCCTTCGTTGCCACCAGGGGCACGGGATGATGGGACGTTGAGAGAAGCATATAACTTGTTTCTGAAATACTCAAGATCGCTGATCTCGCCTAGGTTTTGACCACCTGGGAGAGTAGAGATTTCGGTGCCACGACCACCTTCACGGCGAGGCAACCAGAAGTCCTCTAGCATTGACATGACTTTCTTGTCATTCTTCATCTCACCAGTTGCAGAGTTGTAGGTGAGTTTGTTTCTATAACGCTGCATTACCTGATGTAGGTATTGCTCTGCCTTTACTTTAGGTAGATTGCCAACGTCAATGTAGAAGATTCTACGCTCTGGTGCTCTTGATAGACGGTAAATAACAATCGCATCCTCAATCATCTTGAGTTGATTGATTGGTTTGATTGCTTTGTGTAGGTAGGATAGAACCGTCTGATTGTTTCTATCTACTAGTCCCGAATTGCAATAGGCAATGGAATCCTTTGCAATTTTGATTCCTGACGTTGCGTTTGTTCCTCCATTGTATACACCAGGAGAATTGACATACCCGCTACTAGAAGCGCCAGGATTGTAAACATAATACTCATCAATAAGAGGACTAAACTGATCGTTGCGAGCGTTTGGAATTTGATTACCGGTATTATTAACGGTAAGAACACGCTGTGCATTTGGGAATTTATTGGATTTCTGATTGATCTTGCGGACAAACTTCATCTTCATTGGATCGATATATCTCAGATCCATAATGCCATCTTGGGGTTTCTCGAAGTCGATAACCTTTAGATAGTGAAGACGACCATCCACATACCAGTTGCGGAAGATCTCGTGAGCACGCTTATCAAAGTCAAGTAGTTCTTTGATATATTGAAACTCGTTTCTAATAATCTTTTTTACTTTGTCACTAGCATTTACATTGCTTAGTTCCACCTGGACCGGTGATTCATATGTATCACTCACAATTGCTTCGTTGACTACATCTTCAATCGCACTATCCACTTCTGGGATGAGTGCCATCTCTCTGTATCTACGAATGAGTTCGTATTCAGTTCTGAATACTCCTTCGATATCAATGAATTGTCTTCCAAATCCACCAGACGCATAATATTCTACCCCGTCCGAGTTATTCTCGGGTACGGGACTAATAGAACCTGGGCGCTCTGGCGGTCCATCAGTAATTTGGAAACCAAAAAGTCTCGCCATAATTAAGAGGTGTGATAATAACCTGTCTTAGTATTTAGCAGACAAAAAAAGAGTCCCCATTTAGGAGACGCTTCTTGAGTGCTTGACGGCGTGCTCGTGCCTGGCGTAGTGCTTGAGGCTTGAGTTTCCGCTTTTGTTCCTTCTTAGAGTGGTGTTGCCAGTTTGGTTTTTGCATTGGTCTTTGTCTGATAGAAAAAGTATAGCATAAAAAAAGGGGTCCTGATGGACCCCCTTGTGACAGATGTATTTTTGGTTTAGAAGATATCTTCGCCACCGGCATTGCTGCCGCTGCCTTTGATTGCTTCCCACCACTGGACCTGCATCTCTACAGTGAACTCCTGAATGGTATCAGTTGTTTCGTAGTTGAGATCGATTGCCTGGATGTTAGTTGGGAATACATCGTGGAAACGATAGGTACGGAGGGTAGAACCGTCGCGGTCTAGTTGATAGACATAAGCGTCAGACTGATAGTCTGCGGGATCCTGCGTGCCGGTCGCATCTTCCATCTTGTTCATCGTGTTCATCCACTTCTCGAATGCGGAGCGGATTGCGAAGTCGGTGTCGTTTAGGACGGTGATGGTCCAAGTATCGAAGGTTCTATCGCCTGCGATTTTTAGAACACGACCACGGAAGGGAACTTCGATGGGGGTGATGTTTGAAGCGGGAAGTGCTGCTGCCTTTACAAGGAAGCGTGACTTCTGAAGTGTATCTGTATCGGTAGGTGCCGAGAGAGGGAACTGAAGAACGACTTCAAACAGATTGGGGCGTGCGCCGCCACCAGTCAGTTTTGCTTTGAAGTCACTAATCGTCCTCAATACGGGAGATTCTACCTGTTTTCTGGTACTTGCCATTGGATTTAAAACTCCGGTTTATAAGGTAGAGAAGTGATTATACAGTGCCCACAATCTCTTCAAAGGAGACGCCGCTACGAGTAGCAACGAAGGTTAGACCGATGAAGTTGATGGAGCGCGTTGGCTTGAGGAAGATGTCAGCAACGAATTCATTCCTGTCTACGACGGCAGGAGTGTTGTTTGTTTCGTCACAAACAACGATGAAGTCGGTGATGCCTCTCTTGGACTGCACATCGCGGAGGAAAGGTTCTACGATGTTCACGAAGTTGGTACGGGTGACCTCATCGTTGAACTCGAAGAGTTGATCCTTAGCAGCGGCAGAAATCGCTTCTTCAACATAGATGAATAGGCGACGGACGTTGATTCTGTCGAAAGCGGAAGCAGCGGATAGACCGGTCTTATCGCCATATAGAATCATTCCACCGATATCACCAGCAAAGATTACTGGGTTGATACGAGCACTGTAGAGGCGGTCTCTCTGTGCTTGGGTGGGGTTGTATGCTAGACGGGATCCATTGAGGATAGCGCCTCTTGTAGTGCCCGCTGGTGAGAACCAGGGGAATGCAACCTGATCGGTACGGCAGCAGCAACCTGCGATGTCACCGTTGAGGGGGACATAGCGGAACTTATCAGCGAAACGGTCATACATGTACTTGTATCCCGTATCGAAGATCGCGTAGGAGGAAGATGCTACGGTTGAGTAGTAGTTGATGATGTTGTCGGTGACTAGATTAGAAGAAATAGTTACCTGAGCACCAGCACCACTATCAGTGATCTGTGATCCTCTATAAGGTGAGATGAATGCTAGAGCATCCTTTCTCAACTCAGCAATAGCAATGAGTTTGTTTGCTAGTGACTGTGTCTCTGCTTCGCCATAAGCGGCAGATCCCATTAGTAGGAAGTCTACGTTTGTATCGTCGTTAGATTCAAAATTATCGTATCCAGCAGCGATATCGCCTACATCTACTCTGAGTGCTCCGTCCTGCTCAATATCCTTGAGACCATCGTAGTTGGTGCCTTCTTCCATTACTAGTTGAAGGTTACCACAGGAGAAGAAGTTGATGTTACGGGTCTGTTGATCCCACTCACCACCAGTCTCTGGGGTATATCCATTACCACCTTCCTCGAAGGAAGTAGTAACAACACCTACGGGTTGTGAACCACCGAAAGCATAACTGGAGGTATTAGCAAGATGCTTTCTCCAGTAGGAGGGAGTACCTACAGAGAACTCAGCATCGCGTGCTTTTGAAATACCAAGATTCTTCTCAAGAATAGTGCCAGCATTGCCAGTTACATCACCAGTGTCATCAAAGACAACAATGTGGAATTCGTCAAAACGGGAGTTACGACTACGAGCATACTCAGTGGTCGTTGGACGGTTTGCTAGGGAGTTCCAGTTAACTGTAACGCGTCCACCTTGTAGATCGATAGTCTGACTATCAAACCAGTCAGTTGGATTTAGCGTGGTTAGTGGTGCGGTAGTCACTAGACCAACAGCGGTCCAGAGTGAGAAGTCACCAGCAACGAATGACCAAGTGCCACCCTGCTGATAATCTACATTCTGCTCAATACCGTTGGTTGGAGTGAAGGATAGAACCTTAACTTCAACTTGGTCAGTTAGAGTATTGATACCAGTTACGATACCTTTTAGGTCACCCTCAACTAGGGCGGTTACACCAGCGCCAGCAGCAACTTTGCTGATGTTTTGGATAACACCTTGACCCAACTCAAAGGATGGTGTGGTGCTGAGTCCGATGCCAACTCCAGATAGGATTTGGTCTGCTTTGCCGTCTAGGAATGCTACCTTAATACCGTTTGCCCAAGAACCGCAGTTTCTTGCCGCAACAGTAACGCCAGGGATAATATTCTCATCATATCCGAGGTTGTTGTAGTCCTCTAAACTTTTAATTTTAATGGTCGATGCTGTCCCCACAAACGCATTTCGCAAGTTATCGTTGTCGGAACGGACAACCTGCATAATACCACCATAAGCAAGGTATGATGCGATGGAGAGCCATCCTTCATACTGCCTGTCAGTGGAACTTGGTTGACCGAACACCTCTAAGAGTTCGTTCTCACTTGCGATTAGTGTGGGCTCATCAACGGGGCCTCTTGCGAAAGAGGCGACAATTGCACCGGTTTTGTCGGAAGAGGTTTGGACTTGACCTAGGGTCAAATCAACTTCTCTTACGAGTACTCCGGGCGATGCTAAATTTACAGGCATCTTTGAGTCTCCCTTTTGAAAGTCCGAAATAATCTAAAAATATTTATAGAAATTTACTTTTCAGAAGCACCTTACATATATTCCCACATATGACTATTATCGCCATACTCGTCTGTATACCAGCGATCTCCGGTATTGTCTACAAAAGACTCGTTATCAGTTCCGTCGCTAATGAAACCAAAAGGTGCCATATCCTGTTCGATCTGATTTTCCTTCTCGTTATAGATCTCTTTTCTTACATCATTATCAGTCATCTCTCGGAAGTAATCCTGAGCAACTACCCAAGCAAAGATGACGAGACACATCGCTAGGTCATCATTACAACCATCTTCAGCGGCAAATGTGTTGTTCCTGGAGATAAAGGTCGTCAACTCCTGGACAATATCGTAGTCGGTGAAGGTGAGTTTCTTCTCCTCGA